GGTGGGGGTGTCAGTATCTCTGGTAAATCGGGGTGTACATAATCACCTCGTCTCGACTGTGGAGGTGTTACCGTATCATATATTGTAAGATCTTCAAGATTATCTCCTAATGGAGGAAGATTTGGAATCGGTGAAAATGGTATAGGTATATCAACACGACGAATTCTAAATTCTTCTTCACCATCACTTTCAGAATCGGTTTCACTTTTAATATAATCATGAATCGTTTTTATCGAATCACACATTTTAAGATAATCGCCTTCAGAAATTATCTTAGAATTGAGGTCGAGAGTTTGCATTAACGTGGTAAGAGCTTCCATTTTTAATATCTTATTTTTTTTATTTTGTTTCATTATATCTTAGGTTTGTTTTTTAAAAGTAAAAGAGCTTCTACAGCTTCTCCAATTTCACGGTGTTTTACACAAAACCCGTTTTTTCCTTGACGACAGAGACAGTTTTCGTATATACAATTTGGACGCATTTTTTATTGTATATTTATGTATCCATTTACACTTAGGTTCATATTTCACACTCCACAAGTTCGGGTTCGGATTCTGATTCTGATTTATATTCACTTTCATTATCCAAATCATCAATGTTTTCTGGTAAAGCGTCGTATAACATTTCATCGTTAATATGATACGTAAGTTCGTAATCGTCTAAGAAATCACGTAAAGAAATCCTGTCATTAACATCATATTCATTATCTAAATACCGTTTCCAAAACGCTAGATTCTTTTTTGTAATTTTTCTTGGAAAAAGTTCGACCGTAAACTCTTCACCTTGTTTATATTCACACTCTTGAAGAATTTTTTTCTCACTTTCTAAATACATGTCAAAAAAGTGTTCTAAAACACCAACATTATTAGGTTCATAATAAAATTCAATGAATTGAGCTTGTCCATATGACGTTTCCTGAATTCTATTAGAAATACCAATATAGGCAATATATTTATACGTATTTTTAGGAATAAGATGTTCGGGGTACCCGAAATCGGCGCGCAAACCATATACTTTACATTTTTCATCGACTAACTGGGAGAAAAGTTCATTAACATCGAAAAGTTCGACAATAGTTGTACAATTTTTAAGAAGTTCGTAAGTAAGGCTCATTATATTACACATTAGTTGCTAAGTTTTAAGTCCATATCTACATTGAATGCATTATAAAGTTCCGTCCAATCAACACTCCCATGAAGATTATATTTTTCAACAAATTGTAAAAGAGTTTTTTGACATTTAAATTCATTTTTAAAGTAATTCATCCAAAACTCGATCCAGTCACTTGAAATTTGCCGTGGGACAATCATTGTACCCAATTCATCTTTTTCCAACATCCGTAACGCTGGTTCAAGAATACCCATTCGAGCATTATTTTCATATTTCTCCTCGTACATAAAATCGATTATATGAAGTTTATCATTAAATGCAGATATACCAACATATGCAATATGATGAAGGTCTTTGGGATTACACTCATTTGGAAAATTGTGTTTCGGTCGAATACCATACACTTGAGAAGGTGTACCCGATGCAAATTTATCAGTTCTAAAACTCGAAAAAACACCGTCAAGTTTATCAAGTCTTTCAAGAGTAACAGTTTGTTTCGTAAGTTCGTAAATGAGAGAAGACATTTTGTATTTTAATTATTATAACTGGTCTATATCACTTAGGTCTTCACTGTACATCAGTATTTCCTCGGCCACGATTTGATAAAATGCTACTTTATATGATAAAAATCCAAACAATGTTGCCCCCATATTAAAATCGAATGGTAAATCTGCTGTATTCCACATGGATTCTGCTAAAGCGAGACATGTCGGTACGAGCAGCCGTTTATTCAAACCAGGTAGTCTTTCTATATTGTCAACATATGAGGATAGTGAATTGACATAAATATAAGACGCGACCGTTCCTAAACTCGCGGAAACACCATCAACTGGTGTATGAAAAATAAAATGATAGGTTGAAACAGCGGCACCGTATTGCAAAGTTGACTTTTTAATTTTATCTTTTATACGTTCGTATTCCGCTAAACCTTCTTTACGTTTAGTGGGGCACGATATTCTAATGGTTTTAGTATTTGGATTTATTATACTCAACATTACAATTTAATTATTATATATCTATACCTTTAATAATATAGTTTTCATCTTGAAAATATTTTTTCTTAAATGCGCGTTCACGACTTTTAAATCTCCCAATTCTAATTGTTGATGTATCTATACGTTGCTCAATTCTATACAATTCATCTTTAGTTCTCCATTTATCACCAAAAAGAGATACATATTTCATTTCAATTCTTTGTAAATTTAATTCTGTAATGAGATGTTGATAAAGAATAAGTGAATAAGAATCGTATATTTGACGTCTGAAATCTTCCTGACTACATTCTTCACGCGCGAGTAATTGCATGCGTTCATATAAATCATTCGTATATGGTTCAGTATTATAAACTCTTTGAATTTCTTTTTCATTATTAAAATATTGTTTTGAGCTTTTTAATTGAGAATCGTGAATTTGTGTTGTCGTTTCTTCATATATTGATGAGAGGGGTGGACGTTTTTTTACACCCATACACTTCACAACTTTACGACGATTTTTAGGCGCTAAACACGTTAAAGTTCGGGTATGCAATGTACATTTCATTTTATTTAATATAAATATTTAATTCTTTATCTTAGATTACAGTCCCGTCGGGAATAGTTGCATCTTTACAAATTATAACTATATAATCCTTGATTACCCAACCACGTTCTTCATTACTCAGATCTTCTTCTACATTTTTTGAATTGGTTATGTAACACCGAGCTCCTATACGTGCATTCTTATCAACTATAGCATTCCTTATGGTAGTTCCCTGACCAACGCCTATAGGCATAAAACAATCATCTTTTAATCTACACTCTTCTTCATTTTCATAATAATCTGCACCCAATAATAACGTATCCTCAATTGTACAATTTTCTGAGATGGAAGATCGTAAACCAATTACAGAATTTTTAATTTTTGATTTATGAATGTAACATCCATCACCAATAGTACTTTTTAATACATGAGAACCTAACATTTTTGTAGGTGGTAAAAACCTCAAAGAAGTATATATAGGTGCATCAACATCATAAAATGAAAATGGTGAATCATCCTTATTACACTGTAAATTTGCATTGTAAAATGATTTAATTGTACCTATATCTTCCCAATAATCATCGTGAATATAAGATTGAACATGCATACCCATACTCGTAGCGTGTGGTATAATTTCTCCACCAAAGTCCATTTTATCTTCACAGTAAACAGTTAATAAATCTTTCATAATCTTAGCAGAAAAAACATAAACGCCCATAGATGCAATATAAGGTTCTGGTTCATCATAAACTGCCATTCGTAACAATTCTTCACCCTTTGGCTTTTCTGCAAAATCTATTACCCTCCCATTTATATCAATCTTCATTAAACCAAATGATTTTGCTCTATCCCCATCCACGGGAATTGCTGAAACTGTAATATCCGCGCAAGTTCGACGGTGGTGCATAATAAGCCTCTTATAATCCATTCTGTATAAGTGATCCCCGGATAAAATAAGATACTCATCACATCCAGAATCATTAAAAAGCCATTGGTATTGTCTAACAGCATCCGCAGTACCTTGAAACCATGCCTTATTATCTTGAGACTGTTGCGCAGCTAAAACCTCAACAAACCCTGATTTATAATGAGATCCTATACTGTTATACGCCCTTGAAATATGTCTATTGAGAGACGCGGAATTGAATTGTGTTAAGCAGTAAATCTTATTAATATCACTATTAATACAATTAGACACGGGTATATCAATCAAACGATAATTTGCCCCAAGTGGTACTGCTGGTTTAGCACGCTTCTCCGTTAAAGGATACAAACGCGTACCTTGACCCCCACCCAAAATTATAGACAAAACATTATCCATATTCGTTGAAATTTCACATTTCTCAATACCATTTTTAGCAATAGAATCAATACGGTTTTTTACTTCATCAAATTCCAAATCGCAATTATCTTCTATCAATGTATACCCATGTTGTCCTCCATTCATTATTGATACGACAGTTGGTTTCGATTTACGCTTTTTAGAAACTGTCTGGTTCTCCCCATTTTTCTCTCCATTTTCTGACCAATTTTCCGAGACGTTCTGTTGAGAAGCGCGAATCTTGTTTGTTTCGCCGGGGCGCCCCGGGACACTCACGATTTTGCGATTCGTATGTATTAAGTTTTTCCCATATACACATTTGCATGTCTCCCGGGAGGTCGTTTGTCGCTTGACAAAACGCGAGTTTATAGTCGTATGTGTGTAAGGCGATGTAATCGTCCATTTCATTATATTTATTTGTTTAATAAATTATTTATACTTTAAATACTTAGGTCTATAATGAGCAAATGTTTTATCATGTTTATTATATTCTAATATAATACGTTCACCAGCATCATTTTCTGTGATAATTCTAGCATTGGTATTTTCAGGTAATATCATTATATTATTATGCAAAGGGTCTTTGGATATATTACGCAAGGAGTCTTTGGGTATATTATCCAAACTAGATTTACTGGATTTACTAGAATGTAATAAACGACATACACTGTTATAGAATGTATACATAATGTTATTAATTTAATTTATTTTTTTATATACTAAATACAAGATGGTTTCACTCCAAGAGTTACCTAAAAAGATTCAGTACATAACACTAGATTCAAATTTTGTAAATGGTACGAATAATACATTCTCCCTTGAATTAAACCTTGAATCAAATACTCATGTATCAGATATAAATAAAGTATGTGGTTTAAAAGTTGTTGATTTTTACGTAACACAAGTAGGTGTATCTGGTGGTGGTACAGGTAATGGTGCAAAATACATAGATATTATATGTGATGATATACCAAAAACAGCACAGATTCTAAATGAACGAAAAGGTCAAATATTTACACGTATACCTTTAGAAAGAATATTTGATGGTTCAAATAATTTTAAAATACAAGATAAACAATGGAAATCTTTCAATAGACCAACATCTTTATTTAACCCTATATCTATCCAGCAACTTAATTTTGAAATATATGAACAACAAGGTGACGGGGATTATGTAAAACTGCAACCCGATTCAGACTGGTTCATGACACTGGAAATAACAACTATAGATGTTAAGGAAAAACCTATAAATAGAGAAGTTCAAATTCTCGAGGCTTTACATAAACTTATCGGGAAGATAGAAGATCTTAACGTAAACGTTAAAAAGCTTCCAGATAAGGATGATATAGAAAAAATGGAAAAGGAAAAAAAGAAAAAGTACCCATTACGATACTTAGTATTATTTATAGCGTTAATTACGGGTGGTGTTATTTTTATTAAAAACAAGAGTACACCGTCTATTCCGCAGCCTTCTTTTTAACGACGCGTTTAACCGTCTTTTTTGGGGCTGAAACTGGCTCTGGCGCTGGAGTTGGCGCTGGAGTTGGCGCTGGAGTTGGCGCTGGAGTTGGCGCTGGAGTTGGCGCTGGAACTTCAGTGTCTTTAACATGTTGAGGTGGTTCTTCTCTTGGTCTGAATGGCATTGTGTAATATATATAAAAGAAATATTATCTTTATACTAAATGTTATTCATCAGTCCATCCGCATTAAGTGGTATAGGGCAGCAAGTAAGAAAATATATGAAACTCTTTCCTGGTAGTAAATGCATTGAGATAAATGATGAAATTCCGGTCTGTGAAAATGCATTTATTTATGCATTACCTGTTCAATATTGGCTTGATAAGATACCCGAAATCAAACGTAAAATTAAAAATGTAACATGTATGACTATATGTGAAACTGAAACTGTACACGAAGATTATGGCAAACTCTTTGCGCTATTTGATAAAATTGCTGTACCGAGTGAATTTTGTCGAAGAGTATTTAAACGCCAATTTCCTGATACTGATTTTTTTATAATACACGCTCATGTACCAAATAATAGACCATATACATTTTATCATATAGGAAACATAACTGATCCAAGAAAGAACTTTAATAAGATTATTGAAACGTTCGTTCGTATGAATAAACCAGATTCGCGTCTTCTCATTAAGGCGACGTGTAAACGACCTATACAAATAAATATACCGAATGTTGAAGTTATAAACGGTCTTATACCAGATGAAGAAATGGAAAAAATTCACGCCCTGGGTGATTGTTACGTAAGTTTTTCAAGTTCTGAAGGAATAGGGCTGGGTGCAGTCGAAGCAGCATTACGAAACAAACCAGTTATCATAACAGATTACGGGGGTGCACCCGAATATATAAAAACACCATATACAATTGATTGTGAACGTCAGGAATTAATAAAAGATGATTTTTTGTTTAAAGCTGGTATGCATTGGGGGAAACCAGATGAAACCCAATTACGTGAATTTATGGAAGATGCATATATCAAGAAACTAAGATATATGGAACATCCAATGACCCATACGCTAACATGTAAAGAAAATGTATTACAAGAATTCGTCACTAATGTAATTGGTCAGGAAAACGATAACACCAGTTAAAATGGCGCCGGATGTGAGCGAACCTCTCTGAGCAATAAGCATTGCAACAATATCATCTATAAATTTAATATTAGTTGGTTGTTTGAGCATTTCTGGTACGATTTTTGAAATTGCAAGATAGAGTGCCATAGCTATTATGACAGGTCTAAGTGTTTCTTGATCTAACATCTTTTTATATTAGGGGAACATTTATTTTTGGCCTAGTTCCCAACACTTGATCATCTATTCTATGTTTTTTACAATAGTCTCCACACACGGCTTTAAAAGTACATTTTTTACCCGATAATGTAAAGGCCTTACATATATTACGATTTTCAGAGACTTCTTGTTTAGGAACAAAATCTATAACTTGTATCGGGTTTGTTTTCTGACACTCGAGTTTCTTTTTTCTCATTTTATCGAGAATTTGTGCCATTTCTTCTGGTGTTTTTTTACAATCTTTCATATTTTTAGACACGCGTAAACAATCATCATAATTTTGAATATTTGATTGATGTTTTTTAGTGAGTACATTTACAGTATCACCAAAATTCGTCTGTTTCACAGATGGCAAAAAATATTGTGACATTTGAAATAATATACTTATTAAGTAAAATAAAAATAACTTAGGTTAATAAAGGATGTGGTTCTTTACAAAACTTAAAAGAACGTATAGCTTCACTTTAGGTGAGTAATATAAAAAATAGAAACTTTTACTTTAAAATGTATCTTAAGTGGACAACAGAATGTTATGTATGTAAATGCCCTTTAAACCCGTGTATACATACAGATAGTTCAGAAGAACGAATTCTTATACGTAAATATAAAAAATTACGACCTATTTTTACGTTTAATAACGGTATGTATCTAAAATGTTTTGATATGACTATAAAACGCGTTTGTTATGCATGTTATACATCACCCTATAAAAATTTTCACCCCTCTGTATTCAGGGAACGTGAGTGTGGTCGCATAAAAAATATATTTCCACAACCCAAGTCAAAAACAAAAGAGGAATTATTATATTGGTACGAAGACCTAAAAAGATACTTAAGTAAAAGAATCGATACAGTATAAATGAGTGAAAGTATTCAAAAACTTACACATGTGGAACATATTTTAAAGCGCCCAGATTCATATGTTGGACCAGTTTCGCATGTAGCTGAACCGTATTGGATACACGATACTGGACACTTTGAAAAGAAAAGTGTCGTGTATTCACCAGCACTCTTGAAAATATTTGATGAAATTTTAGTAAACGCTATCGATCGAAACTCCATGTACCCAAAAAATGTAACATCTCTTGGTGTTTCTATCGATAAAACATCTGGTGAAATAACTATCGAAAACAATGGACCTTTAGGTGGAATCGAAGTTAAAATGCATGAAAAAGAAGGTTTATGGAACCCAGAATTGACTTTTGGTCATTTACTCACAAGTACAAATTATGATGATACACAAAAACGTGTTGTTGGTGGTCGTAACGGATACGGTGCAAAACTTACAAATGTTTATTCAACTAAATTTTCTGTTAAAATTAAAGATGGCGAAAATAAGTGTATATATACACAAGAATGGTCGAATAATATGAAAACGTGTGGTACACCCAAAATAAAAAAGTATTCAAGTGCTACGTCAAGCGTTTCGATTACTTTTATACCCGATTGGAAACGTTTTGGTATGTCAAAAATGGACGAGACTATATACAAAATATTTGAAAAACGCGTGTATGATGCGAATATATGTACATCGCAAAACTGTAAAGTAAAATTTCAAGGTGAACCTTTACCAAAATGTACATTCAATACATACGCAAAAATGTATACGAAAACAGATGAAATGTGTACATTTACGAGTGATAGATGGTCAGTATGTATCGCACCATCTGATGATGGTTTTGAACACGTATCGTTTGTCAATGGTATATGCACTACAAAAGGTGGTTCACATGTTGACCATGTTTCAGGAATACTTGCAAATGGTGTCATCGAAGATATGGCAAAAAAGATAAAACTTCGCCCCCAACAAGTCAAAAATGCGTTTTTTGTATTCGTAAAGGCAACTCTTGTTAATCCAAGTTTTAGTAGTCAGGTTAAATCAGAATGTACACTTAAACCCCAAGATTTTGGAAGTAAATTCGAACCACCAAAAACGTTTATAAAAAATATTCTAAAAACGAGTATTCAATCAGAACTCACGGCACTTTCAAAGTTTCGTGAAATGAAAGAGCTCAAAAAGACGGATGGTTCACGTAAATCAAAAATAACGGGTATTCCAAAACTCGATGACGCAAATAGGGCCGGTACATCACATTCTGGAAAGTGTACTCTTATCGTTACTGAAGGAGATTCTGCGAAAACGCTTGCAATTGCAGGTCTTTCGGTCGTTGGTCGCGATTATTACGGCGTTTTCCCACTTCGAGGTAAATGTAAAAATGTTCGTGACGCAAGTGTAAAACAACTTACCGAAAACAAAGAGTTTAACGATCTTAAAAAAATTTTGGGTCTTCAACAAGGTAAAATATATACATCACTTTCTGAACTCAGATATGGTCGACTCATGATAATGACAGATGCCGATAATGACGGGAGTCATATCAAAGGTCTCATTCTTAATATGATTCATTATTTCTGGCCAAGTTTACTTAAACTTAATTTTGTTGTAAGTATGGTCACTCCTATTATAAAAGCAACTAAGGGTTCCGAAACGAAATCATTTTATACAGATTCAACATTTAGACACTGGTATGGAAATGGTAAATCTGGATGGAAAATTAAATACTATAAGGGTCTCGGTACATCTACATCGATAGAAGCACGAGAATATTTTAAAAAAATAAAAACCCTTACGGTTGAATTCGATACAGATAATTCTATGGATGAATCGATAATTCTCGCATTCGATAAAACAAAATCAGATTTGCGTAAAACATGGTTACTTGAAAGCACTGAAAAGAAAGCAACAGAACTCGAAATACCATACGGAAACATTGAACGTCTTGGTATTTCTGATTTTATCCATAAAGATCTCGTAAATTTCAGTCTCACTGATTTAAAAAGATCTATTGCACATGTCTCTGATGGATTAAAACCGTCTCAAAGAAAAGTATTATATGCATGTTTCACAAAAAATCTTACAACTGAAATGAAGGTTGCGCAGTTGGCCGCATATGTTTCAGAAAAAACATCCTATCATCACGGTGAAGTATCTTTAGCAGATACAATTGTAAAATTAGCGCACGAATTTATGGGTTCAAACAATATAAATTTACTCGAACCATGTGGTCAATTTGGAACACGGCTCATGGGTGGTAAAGATGCAAGTCAAACCAGGTATATTTTCACAAAACTCGCGAAGAGTACTAGAACACTCTTTGACCCCAAAGATGATCCAATTCTAAAATATCTAGATGATGACGGTAAACAAATTGAACCCGATTATTATGTTCCCATTTTACCAACTGTTTTAGTAAATGGAACCGAAGGTATTGGCACGGGTTTTAGTTCATATATACCACCGTTTAATCCCGTTGATATTTGTAACAATATAAAACGTGTTATAAGTGGAGAAAATATAGTTCCTATGAAACCATGGTTTGATAAATTTAAAGGTCGTGTTTTTAGTAATGAAGATGGGTTATGGATTACAGAAGGTGTATGGAAATCTTCTAATAAAAATATATCTATAACAGAGCTTCCACCGGGTAGATGGACACAGGAATATAAGGAATATCTCGATACACTTATGGAAAAGAAAAAAATTACAAGTTATGTAAATAACAGTACCACTGAAAATATCGATTTCATTGTAGAAGGATACACAGGTAATGACATAATAAAAGATTTCAAACTCCAAAAAACATTCCACGTGTCAAATATGCATCTATTTCACCCAGATAAGGGTATTTACAAATACGAAAGTCCAGAAGAAATTCTAATGGACTTTGTAAAAATACGAACAAAAACATATAAAAAAAGGAAAATGCATCTTATACATGTCTTAAAAGAAAAAAGTAAAAAATTGGAAAATATGTCAAAATTTGTAGATATGGTTATACATGAAAAACTTATCGTGTTTAAACGTAAACGTTCCGAACTCGAACATGAAATCGGGAAAATATTTGATAAAATAGATAATTCGTATGATTATCTATTGAATATCAAAACATATCAATATACACACGAAGCTGTACAAAGTCTCAGGAAAGAAACGGAAAAAATAAAAAAAGAACTCGAACTATTACAGAATATGTCTCATATCGATATGTGGAAAAGTGATTTAAAAAATATATAAATAGTAAGTAGTAAGTATGTGTGATACATCTGGACCAAACACAGGTTCTATAATATCACTCAACGCAATTGGTAAACAAGATACATACCTTTTAGAAGATGATCCCATTCATTCCCTCTTTAAGTATGAACCAAAACGACATGCTAATTTTACAAAGTTTCATAAAAATTTAAATGTTAATAAACCAAGTAATGCATTGGCGTCATGGCCATTCGGTGAAACTATAAAAGTTACATATAATCCACGAAATATGGGCGATCTTTTATCAAATATGTACGTGACATTTGAATTACCTCGTTTAACAGGAACTGATGGTTATTATGCGGATCAAATAGGGCGACATATTTTTAAATCTGTAACCATGCGTGTCGATGAAACAGTAGTAGAAAAATATCACGGTGATTGGGGAATTATATATGATGAATTATACCTCGATGAATCCGAAAAAAGAACAAAAAGATACACTTTAAATAGAAACAATGCTGAGGATACATCTTTATTATCTGGTAATCAGGTACTAGCACAATCTAAATCTCGTGTTTATATTCCTATACCTTTACTCTTTTCACGTAAGTATGAAAGTGATGAATATGAAACAAATATACCAAATCGTCCTTATTTTCCAACGTGTGCTATACATAAACAAAAACTTCAATTCGAATTTGAATTTCATAAACAGACCTTTTTTACAAATGAAACAGATACATTATCTTTGAGTGAATTTGATATTGTTACGGAGGAAATAACACTCGAACCATCTGAACGCATGTATATAGCAAATAGAAGACATGTACTCGTTACAGACATTGTTAAAAAACACCCTACTTTGGATATATCTACCGGGGTAAAAAACACAAAACTTGAACTTGTTCCAAATATACCTGTTAAAACATTAAATTGGTTTTTTAGACAGAAATCTTTTGAAAATGAAGATGTAATTACGGGTGGTACAACTCTACTTGCAAATGTATTTGCAAATAGATATAACTTTTCCTCAAATGTAGAGTATTCAGTAAATAATGAATTTTACAACCCACCGATGGCAAAGGCTAAAATATTTGTAAATGGTGAAGATATGCCGAATATAGAAGATAGTGATCATAAATATTTCAAATACGTTGTTCCATTTTCAAGTCGTTTATCAAGACCTTTACGAAATATATACACATATGCATTCTCGATGAATCCGATTAATGTGGAACCATCGGGGATGTTGGATTTTAGTCAGTTACAATCAAATAGAACTGTTTTAGATGTAACTATGGAACCTGGACTTACCAGTGATTATACACTACATCTTTATTATGTAGGGTACCAAACTTTTATTTTTGAAAATGGTGTTATGACACTTGTTTAGAAAAAAGTGCATTTTTATGATCATGAATATACTCAATTATATTGTTTTTTATACACCATCTTATGAAATTCAGCTGTGCTACAGTCGTATGTATTTCATTGGATGTACCTGGAACAGTATACGATATCTTGGACGATCGACAAAATGGATCAAATAATTTTTTACTGTACCCATCTAAACTTGATTTGTATGCACAATGTACACTAAATATTTTACCATCTTTTGTCTTATACGATAAATTGTTTTTCTTAGAATAGTTAGTTATAAACCACTCAAGATTTCGCAAAGAAATACCACCGGTTTTGTTTAGAATTTCTAAAAGAGTAGCTCTATTCTCGGGAATATTATAAAAAGTATCTATTGATGTTAGTAGAATAGCTGATTTATTCATTATTACATTAATCCACGTAATTCTCTAAATGACTTTCTTGATGTTTCACACGCCGGACATCCAGGTTTAAATATACATTCTGTTAAACTATGTGTATGCCGTATACCTTCATTATTTTTTGGAGTCATTTCTATTGGACTCATAAGCTGAGGTTGATCAATATGACTTCCGCACATCCCATTAAATTTAGATCTTGCAGTACAAGGTGTACCATCCTTTTTAAAACCTTTACAAAATTTAGATGATAATTCATTAGGAATTAAATTACATAATACTTTTAAACTAATACCCAATTCTTTGGAAATTATCATACACATGTCTAAACGAGATAAATAATTATCTTCTTCTTTATGTTTTTGTATAATTGGTCTAAAATCGTCTATAAGATCATGCTTCTTCTGTTTTCTAGACATTATTTTATATACGTCGTTATTTTTTAAGTGTTTTGAACATATCACTAATTTTTTGTTGCCCTTCAACTTCCACTTTTTTCTTTGGTCTTCGTTTCGGTTTTACACGTGTTAAAAGTTCACCAAATATTTCTTCTTTTGGATCTTCAAAAAGTGGTTCTATTAAATCACATACTGGATTTAGAAACTTGTTTATAAAATAATAATTATAATCCACTTTTAAATTATGATCTTTTGCATATTTAGGATCTTCAGCCTTTTCATATGCCTTTGCCTTTGGGTCTCCAGTATCAAGAAGAATATAAGGCACTCGATCACCCGATTGTGGCTCTGAACCAGGTTGCCGTTCCCGCATTTTATTCCGAACCTGGACATGTGATAAGTTTTGAGATTTATATGTATCGGATAAACCCTGACTTAAAATGAGCTTTTCGTTTGGTACATCCCCTTCGATAAGTTCAATAGCCCTTTGTAAAGCGAGTGCCTTTGGTGGTCCAGTATCACTACTTTCTAAAACAACGTCGAGGAGTTCTTTACAGACTTCACGCATATGCGGAGTATTATCTCTTCTAACCAATTGAAGTCCCTTAACATCTATATAATCCATATTCATATTACCATCTTTACCCTTTGTCCAAAGTTTTGCTGCGTACCGTTTCTTTGAATACAAAAAGTATGGACAATATACCTTTTCAAGTTCGAGATTGTTTGGTGATTTGAAAAGTTTAGTACACTCTTCTGCAGCACGTTCACCAATTTCCCAACTATATTCAATCGCCTCTTTTCCCTTTCGGTTTCCCACATCAAATTCAACCATAACAGAATCGGTATCTCCATACCTTACCTTTGCACCCGGAAAATTCTTTTCGACATACGCTTTTGTTTCATCGATCATACTCCGTCCTTTTAGAGTTACCGTTGATGCAATTTGTACACATGGTAACATACCTTTTGCCGCACCTGTAAAACCATATACAGAGTTCATAGATACCTTATACGCTAACTGTTTACCATTATACATTTCTTTTAGGGCACCGGTTGATTTTGCCATATCCTTTTTAGCTTGTTTACGAAACTGTTTCAGTTCTAATAAAATACTCGGTAAAAGACTTGGAACATCTTGTGCAAATTTATAAAACCCGAACGTTTCATATTTTATACCTGGAATATCTTCATACTTTGAATCCATAACAAGCGTTGAATAACATAAATTATGCGCCATCATAATAGATGGATACAGTCCCTCAAAATCTAGAGCTGTAATTGGTGTATAATATGCCCCTTTCTGTGCTTCTAAAACAGTCGCACCTTCATATCCAACCGTAGAATACTGTCCCCATGATATTGTTGGAACCATAAATCCCATTTCACGCGCTTTTTTTGTTAGTAAACTAAACACTTTGATTTGTTGCCCTCTTTCGACTAAATAACATAGGGGAACCCATGTCGCTTTAGCCATTTCTAGTAAGTTGATAAGTGTACACAACTTGGATAATAATCGATGTGGTAACAATGTATCCTTAATACAATATTCGGCAACCTCTCGTAATTTTACAGGATCTTCTTCTATAAAACGTGCAAACATTTCTTTCGGAGGCATATCAATTTTATTATCACCGAGGTACAATTTGGAAACATTATCAAGTTTATATGAATCAAGCTTGTATCCTTTTTTTACCTCATGAAACAAATCGAAAATAAATCGACCCGGCATAGGTAAGATCTTAAGGTCATTATCACCAAGTGCACTCGAAGACAACTTCTTATATACCAGTTCACATGAATAATTCTTCAATTTGCTCATTTCATAAAAAGATGGATCACAATTTGTCATAACCGCGCGTTTCATTATATACTCTAAATCAAACCCGAATATGTTCCATCCAGTTATGATATCTATATCATTTTCCATGAGATATTCCTTAAACGCCATAAGCATTTCACGTTCTGTTTCGTAACTCTTAATTATACATCCTTCCAAATCCGAATCAGTTTTTTTATAACAGAAACACGTTTTATCGTATGGTATTTCCGAACCAAAATGTGCAAGTGATACAGCAATTTGAAAACATGCATCATCTTTTACATCTGCATCGGGAAACTTACCCGTTGAGCTATTGCACTCAATATCCACGGATGCTACAACGAAAGGTGCCGTATCTGGAATATCAACCGGTTTAAGTGTTTTCCAATCATTACAAAAAAGGTCTATATTAACACGTGCTAAATGTGAACGAACACACGCGTCTCCCGAATCCATCCATCCAGTCGATTGAATATTAGTTCTATGCATTAATCTCAAAACAGGATCAAGGTTTGATTCATATACTTTATATTTTATAGATTCATCTGGTAATGTACGTTTTAATCTCCCATTTACCATACGTCGTGCCGCCAAATTCTTGAAATTTAATTGCATAAAAATAAATTTTTCATTATTTTGAAATCCCCAAACATCTTTAGATTGAACGATGTCATAACTTACCAAACATTCAGGACACACTTTATCAATCTTTGTATATAAATTGCGAATATCTAATTGTGACGCTTTCTTTGGAAGTTTCAAAAATAAGTATGGTGTAAAACTAGTCGTGACACATACAGATTTACCTTCTTTTGTTTTACCAAAAATACTAATCAAATGTTCGTCCTCCGTGTCTTGTGTTTCCCAGGTGAGTACTTGGAACACGACCATTTTATATTACTACGTCAACGCCTGATTTTTTTAATATAGTATAGTAGTAAATATGTCAGCTGCTTTGATTGATCTTGTCTCAGTCGGTGCCCAAGATGTCTATATCACGGGCGATCCTCAAGTCTCTTTTTTTAGACAAAACTATAAACGTCACACAAACTTCGCCATTAAACCCGAACGTATGGATTACATCGGAACGTTTGGTGCGAGTAACGAAGTTGTTATTCCAATCAGATCCAAAGGGGATCTCTTAAGTTATGTATGGATTGAAGCCACAAATATTAACCTTAAAAACGATAACGCCGCAAGTTTGTTCAGCTCGGCAGCTGCACCAACCGAATTTTCTTTATATGTCGGTGGTCAGGAAGTATGTAAAATGGATTCTCTCTTTGTTGCGGGTGTCCATAACGTTCTTTACAACGAATCCCAGGCTAAAGCATCTTGTGCAACCACGTGTTATGGTCCAGGTGTAGCGACTAATGCAACAAATAACATATCTTCGGGAAGTTACGTCATTCCATTCTTTTTCAGTGAAGATTGGACCAAATCACTCCCACTCGTCGGTCTCCAATACCACGAAGTTGAAATTAGAATCAAGTTACACTCCGCATTCTCTGCTGGCTCCACACCAAAAGTATATGGCTCTTATGTCTATCTTGACACGGAAGAACGTGACTTCTTCGCTAATGAAGAACATGAACTCCTTATTACACAAACACAATACCAACCAATGTCTAAAACCGACACCAGTGTTGATTTAACATACTTTAACCACCCAGTTAAGGCTGTACACATTGCATGTGCTGAAGACCATAGTACAAAGTACTCGTTCACGGACGCATCTTTGTACATTAACGGTACCGCTCTTTTCGAAAACATGACATACGAATATCACAATAAAGTCGTACCATCGAGACACTGCTCTGTTCTCTCGGAAACGCTTAGTGTTGAACCAGTAACATCGTGGCCATTCTGTCTCACCATGAATAAATCGCAACCAACTGGAACATTGAACTTTTCGAGAATTGACAACGCTAAAATTACAATAAATGGACCAGCCTCAGGTGATACTCCAGCGGCTCTCAGAGCATATGCGGTCAACTATAACATTCTCAGGATTAAGAATGGTATGGGTGGTGTCGCATTTGGTAACTAATTTTTAATTTAATTCTTACCCGAAGATCCAAAACCTCGTTCGCCACGTTTTGTCTCTTTCAATTCATCGACCTCCTCGATAAGTGGTGTTTCACATTTTTCCAAAATTAATTGTGCGATTCTATCGCCTTGTTTAATTTCAAACGATTCACTCCCGTGATTAAACAAGATAACCTTCAATTCACCAGTATAGTCCGGATCAATAACACCAGCACCAGTTTGGATTCCGTGTTTTACACTTAAACCTGATCTCGGTGCAATACGCCCATATACACCATTAGGAATAGTTGCACAAATACCTGTACTTACAATACCTCGTTCACATGCGTTAATCTTCATATTTTCCATACTATATAAATCATACCCCACTGAGCCAGGTGATGCACGAGTCGGTAAAGTTGCGTCGAGAGTTAATCTTTTAATTCTGAGTGTTTCCATGTTTTATTATCTTATGAGTGTTTTCTTTAAAACCATTTAAAATAGTGTAACGTATATTTAGAAATGAGTCTTAAAATTATCATGGGTAACATGTTTTCAGGAAAAACGTCCGAACTTATTCGACGTTTAAAAAGATACAAAGTTATAGGTAAACGTATTCTCGTTATAAACTCTAAAAAGGATACACGCGCATCTGAAGACGTTTTACGTACCCATGACAATGTTCGTTTTGATTGTATAAAAACAAATAATCTCGATGAAGTTGATTTTTCAGATGTTGACGTCATAGCAATGGATGAAGCCCAATTTTTCACGGGTCTTAAAAAATTTGTTGAAAAGGTTCTCGATTCAGGTAAAACTATTCTACTCGCAGGTCTTGATGGTGATTATAAACAGAGGAAGTTTGGTGAACTCATAGACTGTGTACCTCTCGCCGACAAAGTGTTTAAAATATCGGCGATGTGTATGGAGTGTATGGATGGAACACACGGCCCTTTTACAAAACGTATCGTACAAAATGATGAACTTGAACTTGTTGGAGACCATGATATGTACAGGGCGGTATGTCGAAAACACCTTTAGTTAAAAAAATATTGGGGTATTATAAATGTCTGAATACGCACAAGTACAAACACGTGATGACAATACGATTAAAAAACGGTTTCTTGGTTTGACCGATATTCAAATTGGATTATTTAGTTTACCAACACTCATTTTTCTTTCATCTGTTGTATTATTCGTTCTTAATAGAAAGGCGAGATTTAACCCAATGATTATCGTTGGATTGTTTATAGGTTTAATACATCTTTATCATCACTATACACTCGCTAAATTACAAAATAAACAATAAATATTTGGAATCGTGTGATGAAAAATATATACAGTAATTATATATGCGAGTTCATTTGAAAAACAGTCCTCGTATTAATAAAAAGTTTAGAGTTACTTTTGAAAACGGTAGAATAGTTGATTTTGGAGCCATGGGGTACTCAGATTATACAATACATAAAAACCCTTTACGAATGCGTTCATATATAACACGTCATGGTGGGTTTGTTCCTTATATGGTACAAAAACAAACCGATCCTAAAATGGTTCATAAAAACATGCTCGATGTTACTCGAAGCGATAGAGAAAACTGGGGTAAAACAGGTATCTATACAGCTGGTTTTTGGTCAAGATGGCTTTTATGGAGCCACCCAGAACTCGAAGGTGCGAAAAAGATTATATCTAAGAAGTTTGATTTATCTTTTCTTTAAGACCGCGGCGTTTAAGATTTGCTTTTAAAGCTGTCATTAAATTTGCACGTGGATCTCTTTTAGGTGCTGGTGGTGCTGGTGGTGCTGATGGTGCTGGTGGAACGCGTTTAGGTGGAACTGGTGGTGCTGGTGGAACGCGTGGTACCGATTGAGAAACTCTACGAACACGTGGAACATTTGGTTCAACCGTTCGTAAAAGTGTTTTACACGTTCGTATAAGTTTTTTCGAATCACGAACCTGAATTTCCAAAGCCGGTGGTCGTCGCCTTTGAATTTTCATCTTAAGTTCTTTTTCACTCAGAGGAACACGTTTACCCCTAATTTTTTTAGTTACACGAAGACCAAGACGTTTTGCTTCGTCTTTTAATAAATCGATCTTCATTTATATTACTCAATATTTTTCTTTGTTAAATATAAATGGATAGATTATCTCAACTTGTATTTATATACTTTTTGTCTTCTATTTTATCATGTGCTGATAGTGTCATAACAACGACAACACCTAAAAACGTTTCAAATGTCACTAAAACTATATCGTCTTTATCAAATAGTATGTTATGTTTATCATGTTTATATGTACTACTCATCGATCGATGATCAAAAGAAATTATCCGTTCTATACATTTTAGCCTGAAATGAACCTGTTTGTCCTAAAACCGAAACAGTTTCATTTCCATAAAGTTCTCTACACCCAATATCTTCCATACAATCGCGGTTATCAACTGTTACCGGAAGTGGATACACTTGATCGCCTGGTGTTGTCGTGTAATAATGATATTGATCGCGTCTCCCTCGAACTTCTTTACCGTATAAGGGTAACGTTTCCTCATCCGAACCTACAAGAACCCCCATTTGTTGAACATACCCAGGTTTATACTCCTTAATTGGTGGGTTTCTAAACTCCTTTTCAACTGGTATTTGGACTGGAACTTCAACTGGAACTTCTACGGGTACCTGAACCCGTTTTTTAATAATAATTGGGTTACTTATTTGATATATGATTATAAGTATAAGTACTACTAAAACAGTCATTAACAATTTTTGTTTTGTCTTTACTCTCATTTATGTATACCAATATTATTTAACAAGTCGTTTTCTAAGTTCGTGAAGAGGTTCCAAATCTATTCTATTAAGTCTGTACTGGACAAGTAACCATAAGAAGAAGAAAACCGACTTTAAAAAGTTATTCGCATCTGTATCATCCATTTTGTATATGGGTCCCATTACACGACCAAAGAATGTTTCATCTTTATCATTTCCTGTTACGGCCATTTCCATCTGAGTTAATGCACACGTGTCGTCATTGACGGACCAGTGAAAAAATATAAACGGAACGAGGAGTGAATAAAACTCGAGGTTTTGTTTGTTCTTCATAAATGGAACAACTAACATTGTTATGAAAAAAAGTAAATGAACGAAAAATATAATATTCATCTCTATTAATATGAACGAAGAAAAGAAACTCCCGAAGATATGGCATCCACAACAGGAGAAAATATTAAAGGCCTGGGGAGAAGCAGCAGCGTGTTATAGATATATGCATTATCAAGCATATTGTTCATACAAGAATTTGAGTATGAAATTTACTATACCACTCATAATTGTAAGTACAGTTACCGGTACCGCTAACTTTGCACAAGAAACATTTCCACCTTCCGTACAACCATTCGTACCATCCGCAATTGGTGGTTTAAATTTAATCACAGCCATTGCGACAACGATCATGCAATTTCTTAAAATTAATGAACTTATGGAAGGTCACCGGGTTGCTTCCGTACAATATGGTAAAGTTTCACGAACAATACGTCTCGAATTAACTTTACCTCTATCTGAAAGAACACAAAATGGCACAAATATGATTGAAAATATGCGAACAGAATATGATCGTTTGATAGAACAATCACCAAATGTTCCTAAACAAACGTTGGACGCATTTGAACGTGAATTTCCCGATGATAATGCATTTTTCAAACCCGAAATTATGCATATACAACCAATAAACCCGTTTAAGGCAATTGAAGAAAACAAAGTTATAACTAAATTAAAAGATGCTATGGGAGGTGTTGCAAAACGAGAACTCAAAAAAGAACTCGACGAAATACGTGGAGTATCCCCAATTGTAAAAAAAGCCGTTAAAGCCGATATAGAACGTGTACAGGAACGTAAGAACGAAATATCGGATTTAAAAGATAAAGGACTCGTGAGTCTAAAGGGTGATCTTATGAAAGAATTGCGTAGAAGGACAGAACTCATGGAAGTTGTTACAGAATCACCGAAAGACGATTCACAAGATACGCAACCATAATAAATAAAGTAAAGTTAAAGACTGTAATACACATCAAATAAGGAAAAAGTTTCCTTTTTAAAGGATCTATCACTCTCATTTGAAGTGTATTATTTTCCATAATAATATCTAACGCCTGAGTAGCGAGATCATCTTCGTCGCTTGACATGGATGCCTTTGTTACAATACATAAACAAAAAAAGGATGAAAGTATTTCGCTTCATGATCGCGAAATAAAAGAAATTACATCTCTGTTGAAAAATGGTAAGAATGTATTTTTATGTGGTGCGGCTGGTGTTGGAAAAACATTCATTATTAAAAAAATTCTTGATGAAACAAATAGTATAGAATTATACGATGAGGTATTACGTAAAAAAGATTTATTTTTATCTACGATAAAACATTCAAATATGTACGCCTATATAGACGACTATGAATCTGATACAACATATAAAAGTATAGTAGAAACAGTATGTGAAGGGAGGCACATCACAAAAAAACCATTACTTGTTACATCAAAAAATGTACATATGTTGCCAAATTTCAAACTCGTGTTTATACCAAAACGTAAACCAGAAACTATACAGTGGTTGAACAAAAATCACCCCCGAACAAAGATGGCATCTGAAAAATGTAAAGGGAACATAGGAAATTATTTTAATTACCTTGAATTTAGTGACGATAAAGATATTTTCAAAACCTCAAAGGAACTTATTGAAGACATTTTTTGTAAAAGTGGTAAAATAGACATAGAAGACACCATACATGAACACGGACACATTTGGGGTGCCGTACATGAAAATTATTTAGGAACAGAACCAGAAAACCCCGAAAAAATTATGCATGCCTTAATAGATGCGGATACTTACGATACAGAACTCTATAACGGTGATTGGGATGTCATGCCTTACTTTGTTTTAAACGCCATAAAAATCCCTAAAATATATATGAAAAAACTGCTCGATAAAGATGAAATTCGTCCGGGAAGTGCATGGACAAAATATGGTAATCAGAAAATGCGTGAACAGAAAATTCGAAGTATACAAGCGCGTTCACACACAAAAATGTCACATCACGAGTTTATGCTTTTACGAGAATATGCAAAATGTGGCGACGTTTCAAAATTCAAAGAATACTCTCTGACACCACAAGATTTTGATGTTATGAACCACCTTGGTTTACAAAACAAATTAAAACAAAGGGAAGTGACTAAAATCAAAAAAATGATTAAAGAAAATGATATAAACTAATTAAATGAATACTACTACGACACCAACAGAAGACACCGATGAATTTAAGGTATCGAGAGTTATGGGAAATGAAATTTTTTATTGTGGTGAAATAACAGAAGTAGATATTCTTGAATTTATTGAAGATTTTAAGAAACTCGAAATTGAACTTCTTAAAAAGAAGGCTGAACTTATAGGATACGAACCAGTCATACACGTTCATATATGTAGTGAAGGTGGCGATTTATTCGCGGGGATAAGTGCTATGAATATTATAGAAAAATCTCGAGTTAAAGTCGTCACTATTGCACAAGGTGTATGTTGTTCGGCGGCAACATTTCTCCTTTTGGGTGGTCACGAACGTCGTATAGGTAAAAATGCACACGTTCTCATACACCAAATAACTACAAATGGATTTTGGGGTAAATATGAAGAACTCAAAGACGAAATGAAATCATGCGATAAATTCATGGATATGGTTATAAAAACATACAAGGAAAAAACAACTATACCCCAAAAACAATTTAAGAAAATTATGAAACGTGATATGTATTTAGATGCACAAGAATGTATCAAGTATAACGTCGTTGATTCGATTGATTAATGTCTATGTGTCTTTTATACAAACCGATAATAGATAAGAGTATTATAAAAATACAAATAGTATTCGCATTTATGGGAATAACTGTGTTTTCTGGAGGCCTAAGTCGTTCCATTCGTTTATAATCTACAACTGGAGGAACACTACTCATCTACTATAATGGAAACAATTTTTAAAACTGATAAAAACGGTAATCAAAGGTACACTTCTATTCGTGTTGAAAAACTCAAAGACGGTACTGCAAATATTATTAAAGCAACTGGTGTTGTTGATGGTAAAGAATCTATCTCAACAACACACGTACCACGTGGATATGAAAGTGCCCTGAAAAGAGCTAAAACCATGTGGAAAAATTTACAAGTTCCGGATGTCATGCCCATGTTAGCAAACAAATGGGAAGAACGTAAAAAGTACATCTCGGAACCATTTTACGTTCAACCCAAACTCGACGGTGTTCGTTTACTTGTATCGAATAAAGGAGGTATTTCGCGTACAGGTAAACTCGTCCCGGGAACCGAGTACCTTGGTAAAGACCTTAAGGATGGAGAGTACCTTGATGGTGAGTGTTACGATCCAAACAAATCGTTTGAAGAAATTACGAGTTTATTTAAAACCGACCCAAAACAACTTGAATTTTACGTGTTTGATTATTTCGACGTCAATCGTCCCGAATTACCGTTCGAGGAACGCAAAAAGTACGTTACGGTCGAAACAAATCTCGTTCGTAAAAAAACATGTTTGAAACAATTTCACGAAAGTTTCGTTTCACGGGGTTATGAAGGCACGATGGTTCGTGAACCTTCGAGTGTATATGAAAATGGGAAACGGAGTAATTATTTATTGAAATTCAAAGATTTCATGACGGAAGAATATGAGGTTGTAGATGCAAAGACGGGTCACGGTAGAGACGCAGATGCTGTCGTATGGGTCTGTAAAACAAAAAATGGAAGTACATTCTGTGTTCGACCTGAAGGTTCTATCGAACAAAGAGAGTATTTTTATGCTAATAAAGAGAATTATTTTGGTAAAATGCTTACCGTAAAGTTCCAAAATTTAACAGAACTTGGAATACCAAGGTTTCCCGTTGGAATAGTATTTAGAGATTATGAATAAATATATTATACTACATTAATGAAAAGAGTTGCTATCGATCTCGACGAAGTTCTCGTATCGTTCGTTAAACCTATGGCAAAGTTCCGTGGCTACAAAATGCCGACCACTAAAAAGTACGAATATGTTTATAAAGATATGTTCAACATTACGGAACTCGAATCGCGTAACATGGTCCATGACTTTTACGAATCAGAAGCATTTGCAAAACTTAAACCTATAAAGGGAACGTGTAAACAAATGGGTCATTTACGCGATTACGCCGATAAAATGTATATCGTCACAGGTCGCCAGGATTACGCGCGTGATCAGACTGAAAAGTGGTTAAGGTACTGGTTCCCGAATACATTCGACGATCTTATCATGACCAATAGTTACACGGATCACGAAATCGAAAAACACGAAATTTGTCGTAGTCTTGCACTCGATTCAATTATAGATGATAGTTTCGACGTGTGTACCAAGTGTAATCGTATCGGTATCGATGCGTATAATATTATAGGGTACGGTGGTAATATTACGTACCCATGGTCTATAGATTCAAGTATGGCACGTACATGGGATTAAAAGTTATTTAAAAGAAACACTTGTTATTAAGTAAAATGTCGTTCGGTATTGTCAATGTTTGTACACCCACTTTAAAAATCGCATACGGTGTACAAAAAGTAAATAAAGTTCATATTTACGATAAGATTACGACAGAAACGTTTAACATGTACAACGGTGAAAACTACGATTGTGTTGCCGATCTCATGATAAATATGAATCGACCACGAACGATCGTTACGGGGTGTAAAGACGCAAAGGATACTCGCATGAGCATAAATAGAATTCTCGAATGGTCCGATCCCGAAGATACGATCATTAATTGTTCGAGTCAACATTATAAACACAACATGTTTTACGAAAACGAGTGTTTGAATAAAAAGGTACACTACCTGAGTGCATCTCTCACGAACGATGCGTTTCTCGTAGGAGGTCAGGAACGTATTTTCAATTCTCACGAAGCACTTTTCTATTCGTTCGCCAAAAATGTTCAACACGCCGGGGACATGCCGGGTTCGGGACACTTCGCACAAATGGTTCTCGATGGTCTCGAGTGTGCCATGTTCCAAATCGTCGGCGACGTGTTCGCGTATTGTAACGGGAACGTTCCCGTCATGCTTTCGCTCATGGATAAGGCAAAAAACATGGACATTTCAGGTCCTGTTATTACACGGTGTAAAAGCCAACTTTACGTAACCCGAAACTATGGTCAGGTCGCGAAGGTTAAAAACTCGACCGCATGGTTTATGGACTATACGTTTAAAGCGAGGTTACCGACCCCTGTCATACACTCGGCAGTCTCGGCGCGCATGACGAGTCAATACGCAAAGTTATCCAATACGCGTCAAACGTATAATACCTTTTTCGATACCAACGTCATACTCCAAACGATCCGGTTCTGTTTTGCGATGGCATTATACGAAGCTAACCAAATTTCGTACGGAAAAATCGTACACTGGTCAAGAAACTCGAACGTATCGTGTCCCATGTTTGATAACCACGATCCGTTAGTCATTATGGATGCGACCGTCGAGTTCGTGCGGTCGTTTGTCGTACACTGCGTGCACTGCGGGGTACCTATTCCGACAGTGCAGACTGCGTTGAGCCAATACGATTTTATGAAACAAGAACGAACGTCGATGAATTTTATCGCGTCGTTACGAGACGTTTAGTCCCCGTAATATATGAGTTCGGCTATACAAGTAGTTTCCGTACTCCCATTATTCTCTGACCAACTAAGTCTATAATATTGGTAACTCCCTGGAGAACTTATCGTATGAACATCCCCGTAAATAGACGGTGGTTTATTCGTTACGGTGTGTATGGTTGTCCAGTCAGAATCATTATTCGATCCTTGAATAGTCCAGGACTTAATACGTCGTTTATTTCTTTCACTACCATTATACGGTAACGTCGGATCGTAATCTGTATACGTCGTCGAATTGTGTTTGTAAAAAGCAGAATCGGTTGTCCATATTACATATTTACGTATTGTTTTTGCACTTGGAAGTTGAAG